AATTGAAATGGCTCAACTGGGAGAGATTGCCCGAGTTAGGGACGAATCGACTTACCGAGGTGTGGCAGAACCGCGAATTCACACAAAACTGAACGATTTACCCTCACTAGGCGAGCAAATGATTAAATTCTGTGAGGAAATCGGCTTTGAGCTGATGCCTTGGCAGCAATGGCTGGCTCATCACAGCTTAAAACAGAAACCCGATGGCCGATGGGCTCACCCAGTAGTTACTTTGCTCTGCGCTAGGCAACAAGGCAAATCGACCTTTATGGCGCTTCAAATTCTATTTAGGATTTATGTATTAAAAGAAAAACTGCAAGTTCATACTGCTCATAAGCTAACTACTTCAGCAGAGCTCTTTTATAAGATTTATGGAATTATTGAACAGAATCCAAGGCTAGCTGCTGAATTTACTAAGAAGCTAGAAAGTAAAGGCTTTCAAGAGCTTCAATTTACTGAAGGTAGGCGATATATCGTCAGAGCCAATAACTCGGCTGGTAGAGGCATTGCAGCCCCTGAAACGATACACCTAGACGAAGCTCGAGAGTATAAAGATGAGGATGTCTGGTCTGCCTTGCGATATACCCAAATGGCTAGCCCAAATCCTCAAATATGGGTTTATTCAAATGCTGGAGATCAACACAGCATCGTTCTAAATAAACTTAGGGAAAGAGCAATGGCTGCCATATTCGGTAGCAATGATGATATTGGTTGGTTTGAATGGTCAGCGCCTCAAGGCATTAAATTTGATAACTCACCAGACTTCTGGCTAGGTGTTTGCCAAGCTAATCCATCACTCGGCATAACAGTTCATCCAGATAATATCCGAGCAGTTTTATCAGACCCCGAAGACATTGTGCGCACAGAAGTCTTATGCCAATGGGTCGATACGATTAACCCAGTTATCAATCCTTCGCAATGGGAAAGTTGCAGAGTTGAGGGACTCCGACTCAACCCTGAAGCTGATACTTGGCTGGCTATTGATTTAAGCCCTAGCAGAAAAGAAGCAGCTCTAGTTGCTAGTCAAAGACTTGAGGGGGATAGATTCCAAGTCATATTGCTTCAAACTTGGCATAACCCAGCCAATCTTGATGATAAAGCAATGGCGAATGATGTAGCAGAATGGGTCAGAAAGTATCCAGTCCAACTAGTTGCCTATTCAGCCAAAACCGCGTCAGCGGTTGCAGCTAGGTTAGCCCCTGCAGGAATAAGAGTCGAGCCAATAGACGGCCTTGATTATGCCCAAAGCTGCGATGAATTATTGGGAGCAATTTCATCTCAGCGGTTAGCTCACTCGGGACAGGAAGAGTTGACCAAGCAATGCCTATCCGCCGTCAAGTTACCCTTTGGAGACGGCGGTTGGGTAATGGGTCGCAAGGTAAGTAATACAACTATTTGCGGAGCAATTGCTTCAGCCTTAGCGACACACTACGCAACGATGGCTGAAAGCGGAGTCGATATTCAAATAGTGTAAGTAGGCTCGCTTACAATGTAAGCAATGGGTGCTATAAGAGATTTCCTATTTCCACAGGTTCAGACGGCTAAACCTACTAAGGTTTCAGATGTTGCAGCCGCGCTAACTCCCGTTCAGATTAGCGATTCAGTTTATAATATTCTTGGTGGTGCAACTAATACCACTCGGCAATTAGCAATGAGCGTTCCATCCGTTGCTAGAGCTCGCAATATTATTTGCGGAACTATTGGCTCATTACCTCTCACCACTTTTAATCGCATCACTGGACAGTATGTAGATCCGCATCGCGTTATTAATCAACCAGACCCAAGAGTTGCAGGATTTGTAATTTATAACTGGCTCGCTGAAGATATTTGGCTTTATGGTGCTGGGTATGGTCAAGTCTTAGAAATGTATTCTTCAACTGATGGCGGTCGCGTAAGAGCTTGGACTCGCGTCAGCCCAGACCGCGTTACAGTCGATACAGATTTTCGCAACACAGTAATTGAATCTTATAAAGTGGATGGAATGGCCGTTCCACTTCAAGGAGTCGGCTCACTCATTCGCTTTGATGGCCCAGATGAGGGATTGCTTCATAGAGCTGGTAAGACAATCGCAGCTGCGGTATATCTTGAGAACGCAGCAGTTAATTATGCTAAAGAGCCTGCTCCAACTATGGTTCTTAAATCGAATGGAACTAATTTAACTGCCGAAAGAATTTCAGCACTTCTAAGCGCTTGGAAAACTGCTCGCCAATCTCGCTCTACTGCATTTCTAAATGCTGATGTAAATCTTGAGCAATTTGGCTTTGATCCTAAATCATTGCAACTTGCAGAAGGCCGTCAATATGTAGCGCTTGAATTGGCTAGAGCTTGCGGCATCCCTGCCTACTTCTTGAGCGCCGAAGCGACTTCTATGACTTATTCAAACGCGGTGTCCGAGCGGCGCTCATTAGTTGATTTCTCACTTCGCCCAATCCTTAAAGCGATTGAGGAACGCTTATCATTACCGGACTTCGTTCCAAATCCAGTAATGGTGCGCTTTGCACTTGACGATTTCTTACGCGGTAACGCATTAGAAAGAGCTCAAGTTTATGAAATTCTAAACCGCATTGGCGCGATGAGCGTTGAGCAGATTCAGCGAGAAGAGGACCTAATACCAAATGAAGGTTAATATGCCAATGGCAGTTACAGCTGCCGACACAATAAAGAGAACGATTACTGGAACTATTGTTACCTGGAATGAGCAAGGAAATACCTCAGTAGGCCCGACAATATTTGCAGCAGATAGCATTGAGATTAAGCCAGTTAAGTTGCTCCTTGAGCACGACAGAACTCGGCCAATTGGCAAAATGGTTTCTCACAATGTAACTGCTAACGGAATTGAGGCGACTTTTAAGATTGCCAATACTATGGCTGGAGAAGATGCCTTAGTTGAAGCAACTGAAGGGCTACGCGATGGATTTAGCGTAGGCGCTCAAATAAATGAATGGACAAATAACAAAGGCGTAATGCAGATTACTTCAGCAACCCTAGATGAAGTTTCTCTAGTTACTGATCCTGCAATTGATTCTGCTCGCGTAAGCGAAGTAGCAGCATCCGAGAATGAAGCACCAAAAGAAGATTCTGATTTGGCAACCGCTGATTCAGAGAACCCAACCGAAGGAGACCAAGTGTCCGACACTACCGCTCCTGCTCCTGCCGTTGAAGAAGCGGTAGAAGCAGCCAAAGTAGAAGCAGCAGCTCCAAAGCCTGCTTTCTACACAAGCCCTCGCCTTGAATTTACCAAGGCAAAATATCTAGAGATGAGCGTTCGCGCTGCTCTAGGAAATGACGATGCTCGCGCTTATGTTCGCGCAGCAGACGACACCACAAGCAATAACGCTGGTTTAATTCCAACCCGTCAGCTAACCGAGGTAATTAACCCTCTAGCAAATGCTGATCGTCCAGCAGTTGATTCAGTATCTCGCGGCGTTCTTCCAGATGCTGGAATGAGCTTTGAGATTCCTAAGCTAACTGCCGTTCCAACAGTTGGAGAAGAAGCTGAAGAAGCAACAATTGATGAGACAGGAATGACCTCTGAGTTCCTTTCAGTTTCCGTCAAGAAGTATGCAGGCGGACAAGAGTTCTCAGTAGAACTTCTCGACCGCTCTTCACCAGCGTTCTTTGATGAGCTAGTTCGTCAAATGGAATATGCCTATGCAAAGGCAACAGATGTCGCAGTAGTAACTGGCTTAATTGCTGGTGGAACAGATGGCGGAAACCGCACTCTTGATGCAGCTGGACTTCTTGACTTCGTATCCGATGCTGGAGTTTCAATCTATTCCAACACTCTTGGATTCGCACAAAATATCATCGCATCACCTCAGCAATGGGGCGCAATCCAGAATCTAGCTGATGCTGGCCGTCCGATTTATCAGAACTTGATTGGCAATATGAATCAAGGTGGAAATCTCGGCGCAGGTTCTGCAACTGGAAATCTTCTCGGTCTGAACTTCCGCGTAGATCGCAATCTCACAACTGGCTCTGGTGTTGGCGATAACACAATCATCATCATCAATCCAGAGGCTTATACTTGGTATGAGTCAAGCCGTTTCCGCTTGGAGACTGCTCAGGTAGCAACTGGTCAAATCAAAGTTGCTTACTATGGTTATGGCGCACTAGCAACAAAGGTAGGCGCTGGCGCTTATCGTTGGATGGTTGCGTAGTTAATTAAAAAAAGTGAGGGCCAGTCCGCTCCCGAGCTGGCCCCTCACCTAAGTGCTTGAAAGGATGACGAAATGCCTACGATAGTTACGGCCACAGAGCTTAGGACAATCCTTGGCGTTTCGTCATCCCTATATTCAGACGCTTATTTAGGCGACATAGTAGATGCCTCGGAGAATCTAGTTCTCCCAATGCTGGTTACTTTTCAAAGCAAAATTAACAAAGTAAAACTGACCAATAATATTGCTTACTTTGAGACTGCAACAATTCAAGAATTCACAGAAGGCCAATCCGTAATTATTACTGGCTGCGGAGCTCCTTTCAATGGCACTCACACAGTAACCGATGACGAAATTTCAGATTATGTATTTACAGTCGCAATCACCAATGCAGACATATTGGAAAAAAATATCATCCCAGCAGGAAACGCTGCGCTATCTGGATTATCGACCTATGTCGGAAACCCCAATGCTGAAGCTGCTATTCTGGCTATCTCCGTTGAAATCTTTCAATCCAGAACCGCCGCTGGTGGATCAATCGAAGGCGTAGATTTCGCAGTTACCCCTTACCGCCTATCTAAGAATTTACTTGCCAAAGTAACTGGCTTACTTGGCCCATATCTTGATGTTGAAACAATGGTGGGATAATGCCTGCCTCAACAATTGCCACAGATGTTAGAGGAGCTATTAAAACAGCCCTAGCAGCCTGCACCGCCAATATTTACGACTCAGTTCCAGAAGCGCCAATAGTTCCAGCAATAGTCATAGTTCCAGATTCACCTTATATGGAATTAGAACTTATCGGCAAATCTACAACTAGAGTTAAATTGAATTACACTATAACGGCTTGCGTTGCGTATTTCAGCAATGCCGCAGCTCTGGATAACCTAGAGCAATTAGTGATTAGTATTCTTGGAGAGCTAGATGCTTCCAAGTATGAGTTATCTACAGTCGAAAGACCATCGGTAACTGAAGTAGGAACTACTACCCTGCTAGTTTCAGATATACGCTTGAGCGTCCGCTACGAGCAAACCGCATAGGAGACCCAAATGCCAACAACAGTAATAACTGGGCGCGATGTGACCTTCACACTCGATAGCGCTAGCTACGACGCCCAAGCAACAAGCGCGGTATTAAGCTGCGAAACAATTATCGAGACCTATCAAACCCTTGATGGTCGCGCTTACAAGTCCGTTGATAAGCAATGGACATTTACAATTGAACTATTGCAAGATTGGGGAGCTGCCAGCTCACTATTCGAAGCAATGTGGGCAGATGCTGAATCAGCAGCTAACACCACACTCGCAGTTTCATTTACAGCCGTAACTGGCGCAGTATTTGCTTTCAATGTATTGCCAATCTTTCCAACTGCAGGAGGCGCAGCACCAGGAGCGCTGACTGATACTTGGACGATGACAGTCGTTGGAACACCAACAGAGACCTTCAGTTAAGAGATCGGAGCATCGGGAGCTATGAAGTCACAAATTACAATTACATATAACTCAGGCGAGCAAGTAACTTATGTTGCCCAACCGCCTGAGTATGCCAAATGGGAGAAGGCAACTGGCAAGACGATTGGCGAATTAGGCGGTGTCTGGGACATTATGTTCTTGGCTTATAACGCAATGAAGCGCGAGTCGGCTGGTAAGCCAGTCAAAACTTTCGATGTATGGATGGAAACAGTTGCAGATATTGATGTGAGCAACCAAGACCCAAAAGCCATACCGCTGGAAGCATAAATTACCTTCTAACGCTTCTGGCAATCGAGACGCGAATTCCCAAACAATATTGGGATGATGCGGAAGATGTCCTTACCGCTTTGGAGATATTGAAGGAGAGAAATGGTGGCAAGTGATCCGATTACTTATGATCGTAGCGAGCTACGCGGTATTCTTAAAGCCTTCAAAGCGATGGATGACCAAGCAGTTCAAGAAGCCAGAGC